TGGCGAAGTCCCGGCATTTGTGACGCCAGGTGAGTTCGTGGTAAATAAAACCGCTGCAGCCGCGAATAAAGATATTCTGGAAGGTATCAATTCAGGAAATAAACCCGTCAAAGGATCTGGCGGTCATGTGTTTCTTATCAAAGCGAATGACGCTCAGAGCTTTGCGGATCAATTGTCGAGCCCATCATCCCAGCAGAAAATGGAAATTGCGGTCATGAAAGCTGTGATGTCGAATGGCCAGGTTCGTAAAATTATAAGGGATTTTGCGAGATGATCGATTCTGTTGTTTCCGAAATTGAGATTCATGATAATTTCTGCCAAAGATTTGAGCAGATTGCGCAAGAATCAAAAGATGCTTTTTATCGGGATTATAAAATAGTATCAGCTACTTATCGTGGGATATGCGTCAGGGCTGGCCGAAGTGCATTAGAGAAAGAATTTCTTGGAAGGTTCCTCGTGAAATTTGAATATTTCAGGAGATATGAAAAAGGGATGTTACAGGATACCTTCATCCATTCGGACATGGCGCTTTCGGATTATACAGCGATTCTTTCCCTAAAAGATGATAATGGCGCGTTATGTTTCTGGAGGCATAAAGAGACAGGAATGATTTCTACAAATCCTCAAGATTCGGATTCTATAAAAAAGTTATTCGAAGACGGAATGTATGAAGACCGATGGGAAATTTATGAAAGCGTACCGATGATTAAAAATAGATGTGTCATCTATCCGGCAAATCTTTTCCATTCCAGATATCCCAAAGATTGGGAAGGCGAGGATCCGAGACTGGTACTTGTTTTATTCATGAATAAATCAAATAATTCATAGGAGGAAATGATGCCATACATATTGAATGGAACTAGGACACTAATTGATTATTGGAACACGCTTGGCCGGCCATGCCGAAAAGAACGATTATCGGAATCGATCAAATCTCCGAAGATTAATTTTCAAGGAGTTGGAAGGGATATTCGTTCGCTTTCGTTACAGTACGGAGAGGTTGAAGCTCAGAACCTCGCGGGCGCCCTTGGTGTGAATGTTTCGGATGTGACAACCAACGGTGGACAAATACTAATTTAAAAATGGAGGTGTACTTTGAGTGACTATGTTATGCACGGAACAGATAGACTTATTACTTATGCAAGATCGCAGGGACTTAACCTAAGCGGTGGCGATCGGCAAAGATTAGCTTCAGCAATTGGGATCCCTGTGATTCATCTTACAGGAAATGGCAGAACGCCTTCTGCATACGTAAGCCCAAAATACAATGAGGCTCAGGCTCAGAGCCTGGTGAATATTCTAGGGGCTGCTGATACTGATACTGTGGGAACGAATACGGGACAGGAAGTTGTCGGATAGTTAAACTATCTTTACATTAAAATTTTCTTGTTAAAGTTTGGAGCTTAAACTTTACATATGAGCAATGAAATCTTCAATTTTACTATCGACATTCCTTTTGAAGAAGAGATCGAGTATAAGACGATTGTCTCAGAATCTGAGGCCGGAAAAGAACAACGCTATCAAAAATGGCAAAAGCCAAGACGTACTTTCCGAATAAGATTGGAAGCGCGAAATAACGCGGCAGCTGATCAGATATGGCGGTTTTATACACGCCATAAAGGATCCTTCGATTCTTTCCTTTTTCAGAACCCAAACGAAAACCCAGTCACTGCTGAAATTTTCGGATCCGGAGATGGAGCGGCAAGTGTGTTTTATATGGGGCGATCTGTTGATATCGGAACTGGAGACTGTATCGTCACGCCGGGAAGTGCATCCTTTACGCGCTCAATCGGCGGCACGGGAGATTTCCTTTCTTTCACCGCTTATACGATTGTCGAGAATTTTGGGCAGATCACCACAAACGCCGTACTTCCTTCAGGCGATGTGTTACGATCGAATTACAATTTCCGCTATAGAGTCCGTTTTAAAGAAGATCAATTATCACGGGAAATATTTGTTCCGAATCTTTATAGAATGGGCGTTGAACTTCTGGAAGTAATCTAATGGCAAGATCTCTTTCCTCTGATTTCCTTCGAAGAAAATCAGAACCTCTTTGCGCACCTGTCGAGCTTTGGGATGTTCATCTCGGAGCCACAGATCGCGTTGATTCCAATACCATCTTCCTTGCTGTTACAAATAAGAACATTCGTTTCTATTCACACGTGGATGGGAGCCCGCGTATTTTTATCGGGACGGGACTTGGGCGTGGGCCGATATCCCGAAACATAGATTCTAAAATAGATAACGTCGAGATCTCCCTTGAGAATGTGGATAGAACTTTCTCTTCGCTTTTCCTTACGCTCGACCTGCGCGGTAAACGTGTGATCATCCGAAAAGTGTTTATCGATCTTCTGGACAGCCTCCAGGATTCAGGCGGGAATGATAATTTCGTAGTGATGTTTGATGGTGTGATTGATGCTCCAACTCTTAATCAAAGCAGGTTTCAGGCTCAACTGCGTAACAATTTCTTTAACTCACTTGCATTCAGCGTTCCACGTAGAACGTTTCAGGGACTTTGCACTTTCAAGTTTGGGGAATCCGGGGATTGCGCAACGCACCGAACGCAGCCACAATTGTATGATACAAAGACTAGCCAAACGGTTGATTCTATCCCTGATCAACTTCATATTGTCGATGGCGCGAGAAGTGAAGGCGGATCCGGGGATTATTGGGCTCCGGGTATTGTCGAGATGACGGGTGGCACTACGGGCAATATTGGCGTCAAACGGCGCATTGTACAATCTACAGCCACAGGCGATCTATTCCTTGAGGCTAGATTCCCGAGCAATATTCAAGCCGGAGATGAATACACGATTCAAAGAGATTGCGGCAAGACACTCGATCATGACTGCCGGGATAGATTTCAAAACAATTCAGAGTTCGGAGGATTTGTTACAATTCCGGATAATCTTGTGAGGCGTTGAAAAATTCATGTCTATGAAAATTGATCCGAACATATTAGTTGATCCTAAATTTCTTAACATCCCTTATGTTCTTGGCAAAAAAACATTTGAAGGATGTGACTGTATTGGCTTATGTCTGATGTATCTTTCCGAGCATGGAGTTGATTTCAATTATGACGATAAGATGGGGCCGGTTTATGAGCATTGGTGGGAGACGAATCCATTCCGGCTTATTAATGCCGTTTCTGAATACGGAAAAACTATTTATTATACAAGCGCTAAGAAACTGGATCTTATGCTTTTTTTTGGAGAGGAGCAGGTGAACAGATTTCCAATGTGTATGGGTGTGATGGTGGATGACCGTCATTTTTTAATGGCGCTTCCCGATAAAGGGAGTTTTGTGCAGATGTTCAATAAACATTGGCGCGGGATGTTGTGGGGAACGATTCGTTTAAAAAAGGTTATGGAGAAATACGGAGAATGAAATTAAAAGAAGCAATTGAAATCTTCAATCTGAGTTTTTGGCGGGAAATGCGCCGTTGGGGATTTGATTTTTCTCGACCGCAGTTTAATATTGTTACGACACTCACAATCATTGCTATCACAGCTGCAGTTGTTGCGGCTACTGTTTCTGTCATTCAAGCTTTCAATCCACCAAAACCGCCAAAGATTAGTTTTGGATTTCAGGGAGATGTTGGGGGATCACCTCGATATGGATCTATCGGGCCGCTTGATAATACGGTTTCCAATGAACTTGCGATTCCTGTTCTTTACGGCCAAATGAAACTTGCGGGTAATGTGATATGGCAAAGCGATCCTGGAGAAACCGTTAATAGGATCGTCGCAGTTGGAGAAGGTCAGATGAACAATATCCGCGACGTGCGCGCCAATGACGTTGCGATTGATGATAATGCGAATGCAACTCCGGGATCAAGTTTTACGGCCTATCTTGGAACTGGAACGCAGAAGGCAGATAGCCGGCTTCCATCAAGACTTAGACCAGACATGGAACTGCATTATACCGCTTACCTTGCTCTTACCCTCAAAACATCTGAGAAGATTAGTGGGAATCCTACTATCACTTCTCTTTGCCAAGGGCTTTTGATCGAGACCTGGGATGGAAACGCTTGGGTAACAACAAGAACTTTTTCACGTAATCCAGCGGCATGCGTCAGGGATCTGCTTATTACCAAAAGATACGGACTTGGTCTCGCAAAATCAATACTGGACGATGCTTCTTTCGGGGAAGTTTACAATTATTGTGAGGACAAAGTCGGGAACTTGGGAACGCCTACGCGTGAAGAGGCAGGCACTGTTTTATATGGACATTTTGATGGGCCTGATGGATCTACGTCTTTTCTTGATTCTTCAAATAATCCCAAAATCCCTACGGTATTCGGGAATGCTCAAATTGATACTTCTCAATTCAAATTCGGAGGAGCTTCTCTGCTTCTTGATGGATCAGGAGATTATCTGAAATATGCGGCACATACGGATTTTGATCTTGGGTTTAATGATTTCACAATGCAAGCATGGTTTCGGCTTAATAGTACATCCGGGACGCAGATAATCATGTTGGTAGGGAAAAATGGCGATCAGACTTATATTGCGGTTGATA